TTTTTAGTTTTTTTTTATTTTACCACAAAGGTCAGACAAAGGTCAGACAAAGGTCAGACAAAGGTCAATCAATCAACAGCAGGATTATTATGAACAGTTCTAGCACTATGGCAGTGTGGTACATGGTCCACAGTATGGGATAGGTCTGCGGTTTCATCGGAACCAAACCACCAGCACGTATCTAGTGCCTGACGTGACTGGTGTAACCTCGTGTGGGTAACAGAAGTTGCTGGGAAATACCACAGCATCACCGGTGCGTAGATCAGGCACTTGATGTTGACCTTGCCAGAATCGCAGTGCTCCACCCTCGTAATCTTGATTCAGTACGATGCTACAACTCAGTGTCCTGTTGGCTCCACCGTAGTGATCTATGTGTTCTTCAAATTTATTGCCTGCCCCGTATCTGATCAACTGCACACCCGTGTGTTCTGTGGCCTTGTGATGGTAAGGATACTGTTCAATTATGTGTGTGAGTGCTGTTTTGATGTTTGTCCAGCAGGGTCCACGATCTTTGTCCAGCATGGTGAATTCACACACACGTGTGTTGGTCACTGCATTCTGTGTGTTTGTGAGGGCACTCTCGGCAGTGGCCCAGCCCGACCATGCGTCTGTGCTGTCGGGCAGTGTGCGACTCCATTCAATGATCTCGTCGCAGGTGTGTTGGCTCAACAGGCCACGGAACTCCGCGATGTAGCCACGGAGGTCCATTTGATTGGCCAGTTGCATTATTTCTCTAGTCTAGATAGTTGTTCGTAAAGATTGTACAGTTTCTGTCTGTGTGTCTCCCCAACAGGATCTCCAGGGGGCAGTTTGAACTTGTCATCCTGTCTCATGGTCCTGATGTCTTCCCTCACGCTGTTGGCATCCCTTGCGGCCGATGCCTGTGTGTTCGTGATTGGGTTTGGCATCCTGTTGTTTGACATCAACTGCTCCAAGAACTGTATGCCCTCGGCAGTGTCAACCAACGGTTGTTCTAACACACGCTGTGGCAGTGTGCCTGCATATTTCTTTACTGATTCAAGCCTGTCCGCGTAGTCGTTGCCCCATTGCTGTTGCAGTGCTGACTGTTCCTGATCCAGGTCAACCCTGGGTGCGTTGGACAACTGTTGTGTGATCTTGCCCATCTGGTCTGAATACAAGGCCATGGCAGTCTTAACCTGGTCCTGTGTGAAATTGGCTTTCTTGAACACGTCAGTGACCTCTTTGCTCAAGTCCTCTGGCATGTCATCCAGTCCCAAGTCCTTGGTCATGGAGAAATCGTAGGTCTCTGGTGCATTGTTGGTGCTGACCTTTTTCTCCAGTTCAGTGTATGACTTGGCCAGGTCCTCTGGTGTCTTGAATTTCTCTGGTAGCCATTCTGGTCTCTCTGGTTTCTCTGCCTCTTGTGCTTCCGCACTGGGCACAGTCTCTACTGGTGCTTCTGGTTGTGTGTCTATAAGATGTTCCGCTGGTGCGGTTGCTTGTGTGTTTTCTTCTGGCATTAGATTATATGCTCCTTTTTGTCGTTGTTATGAACACTACGTTCACGGCACATATTATCTATCCTCCTCAACAGTTGTTGTTGTGCTACTTGATACACAGCCGCATAGGGGTTTGGTGAGTCGCTGGTCACACGTGTCTGGTGTATGACCCTGTTTAGGTCCTCGTACACTGCCTTGCCTGCTGGTGATTCAAATATCTGTCGATAGAATTGTTGTAGTTGCGTTTGTGAGTTCTTCATGTTCAGTTTTTTTAGTTACAGTTGTTGTTCGTTTGTGACTGTATTTATAAAGACTAAACTGATGGTGGCTGGTTTTGCTGTTGTAACTGCTGTGCCAGTGCCTGCAACTGTTGTGCCTGCTCCTGCTGTGACTGTTGATCTATGGTCTCCTGTACCTCTGCTTCTGACTTCAATACTTCTGGTGACATGTCTCCGTCCCTCAATATCTTACGTGCCAGTTTCTGTAGATCTAGATTTACCAATGCGTTAGGTCCCAACTGTGTGATCGTCTGTACCAGTTGTAGGTCCCTCGTGATCTCTGTGAGTGCGATACCTCTCTTGACTGCTGAGTTGACTACCAGTTCGCTGATGTCACCAAACCTAGTGAAGTCCTCTATCTCACCTCTCAATTGCAATCTCTTGATAAGGTTGCCAACCAATGGTCTCAAAAATTCTTGCTCCAGTCTTAAACCGCTCGGACCTATTCGTCTATAAAATTCGCTTTGACGTATCTGCACTTCCGTTGCAGTTTGATATTTTGATTCATCTGGTGGTAGTATTGCGTCATTGAACATCATACGTCTGATCATGGCCCTGTGATCATTGATTGTTGCTTCCGTGATGTTGAGTTGTCCAGGAAATGGTATGGCCTGTAATGGTGAATCAACGGTTATTACATCTCCCGGTCTCAATTTCATGTTAGCGAAATTGACTGCTGTGTCTGAATTGACCTGCCAACTGCCCAATGCTAGGTAAGAAGCGGCCTCCATGAACAACATCTGTGCTTCATTGACTACCCTGATGTGCGGTAATGCTTCTCTTACAGGACTTGTTCCCCACATATCTCCCACTGTTTTTGAAAAACGAAATACAGTGAACATCTGCACAGGCATCGTGGTTTGTTTTAGTATGTCCATCTGTTTGCCCACTTGTACAGTGTATGTGAAATCTTGTTGGTTTGGTGGTCTGAAACAACTCTCCAACACCTTGTGTGTCTTATAAGGATCTTTTGAACATTCCTTGAATGTTTCTTCTGGTAAATTTTCTTTGTAATTCTCTAACAGGTAATGACCTGGTAATTCGTGTTCTCTGAAAACAGTTTCAATCTCACCTTGATAGTTGTCCAGGAAATACAGTTGGTGGCTAGGGACTGCCACGAAGTCAATGTTCTTGTCCTCGTACATACCTATACAACCACATCCTGATATCACAGCATCTGTCAATGCTTCTGATGCCGCTATGTAGAAGTTGCTGTCTCTGATCGTTTTGAAAACAGATCTGTTGGCAACGTCCAATGCTTTCTTGACGTCTGTCGCTACTCTCTCCTTAAGATCTTCTCGCACGGAAAGAGTGGCCCATTGTTGGTTTTGCGGAATCAACAAATTTAGGATCGTGGATACTAGTGTCTGCACACCATCTGGTGCTGTGCTGTCAAATATCTTTGTTCTGTCAGTTTGATTGGCATCTTTTCTATAGATGTCTCTGTTGGGTCTTGTGTATAGATACGCTTCAGATATCTCTGATTCGTGTTTGTCTCTTTCTTGTTTGGCAAGTTTGTATGCCTTTGCGATGTAATCTTTCATCTAATTACTGATTTGATAGAGTTTGAAAATCAGATCCAAGATTTGCTTGTTCAGTCATACCTAACAGGCCTCCTGATCTAGGTGTTATCAAACTTGATCTACCTCTTCTGCCCCTTCGTGATCTTTGTTGTGCCACTGCGGCTTTCTTTCTCTCCGCGGCCATTTCATCTGCCGCTCTTGAATCAGCATCCGCTTGTAGTTGTCTTTGGATTTCTAATTGTTGTTTTGCCTGCTCTTCAGCACTTGGCATTTTTGGTGCTGATGGTATACACATTAGTAGCCTCCTCCCAATACTCTGATCACATTCTGTGCAGTCCTGATCGCTGGTTGTAATAAACTTCTTCTCTGTGGAGCCGCTCCTAGTTCCTCTTCACTTACACCCAAAGCACTTGGTCTCTGTGTGATAAGCACACCTCTGCCTCTTGCGGCCGCTGTCCTGGTCTGTCCCACACCTCTGGCTCTACTTGACGTAGGTGCCGCTACTGGTGCCGGTGCTGGAGCAGGTGGTGGTGGTGGTGGTGGAGGTGGTGGAGGTGGGGGACTTGAACACATCATCTGTGCCACTGGTCCTTTGTACTCCGATGATAATTCTTCTATGATGTTGAAGTCTTTGTCCCAAACTAGTTTTGAATATACCTTCATAATTTTTTCCTTTTCGCGTGTGTGTTTATAATATCCCTTTCGCGTGTGTGTTATATTATAAATATCTTGTCAGACCTATTATTTATGGCTCTAGTTAATTTTGAAACTAGTTCCAGAGCGTTGCAAGGGGTTGAATACCTTGGCAACTTTCGATACATCTACGGCTAAATTAGGCAGGTGACTTATTGCACCACTGGTTGCATCTATGCAGTCATCATGCACCCTCGGTTGTGGGAATGCCTGTAACTCATCCATGAAAGGTGTTTCCTTGACTCTCTCATGAACATACATACGACCAACCTTGATCAAAGGTTCCAACGTCTGTGCAATGAACACCATTTTGTTTTTTGATCTGAATTCCGCTACCACTTGCACCATTACTTTCATCTCACGTGCCACCTTACGCAATTCATTTGCCAGTGTGGCTGAAAAGTTTTCCTCCACGTACACGTGACTTATCTTGTGATAGGCACAGGCATGGATTATTTCCCTGCACTGTTCTGTGAAATCTTTTGTGTCCTTGTCCACCGCACTCAATACTTTTACATCATGCACGAAAGTGTTGCCCTCACTGTCCCTAGCACATATTGATAGAACAGAATTATCCCTACCGCTCAATCCCTGTGCAGGATCCCAATATGAACATACACGTTCAATGTTGTGTCTGCCCAATGTACAAGTGGTCAGTGCATTACCAAACGGTTGTGCTATCGTGTTCCATTGAAATTCGTCGTCGTAGTATTTGATGTTTTCTAACTGCACTAGAGGTTGATAGGTTGACTGTGGTATCAACATGTACTGTGAATTGAAGTCACCATCTGTGGTCTCACGTTTCTGTTGATCCAACCATTCATAGGTGAACATTTGATCTGGGTGGTCATCCCAAGCCAAATACTCCTCTTCAGCAACTGTGCTGTCTTCCTGTATGACATCTCGTTTCCTTACCACAGGTATACGTTTGAATTCATAACCAACACTTTCCAAGTGATCATATATGGTCTGTTCATGGTGTGGTGTTCCAACCATCAAAATTTGATTTGCCAGTTTTCCAAATTCAGCCACACGCTCTTTGATACGATCACGCTGATCATTGGTAATAACATTATCGCTCGTTTCTATGTCGTCGGCTATTACCATCCGAGCATGGTATCCCGTATATGACGCACCTAAACTACTGACCGTTACGGAAGGATTCAACTGCATCACTGGTCTGTCTACTGTGAATGTTTCTGCCTTCCATTGATACAGGTCACTTTTCATGTCCTGCAACATCGGATGTGTCTCGATCATGTTACGTATGAACATACTGTTCCGCAGTGCTAGGTTACGCTTGGCTGATATCAGCAGGCAACTCCAGTTTGGGTCATGATACAGTTTCCAACACACGTATGCACCCACCAGGAAACTCTTGCCACCATGCCTAAACATCTGTAGTCCACGTCTAGGCAGGTGGTCGGATTGTTCCAACCAGTCGCATATCTCCTGATGCACTGGTGGTGTGCTTTGATTACTGATAATGTTCAGCGTGTCTAAAAATACTTTGAATGGTATTTTGGACATCAATCATTTGCTTTTTTGTCAAGCCTCGTTTCAGCAAGTTTCAACAGTTTGGCCGCTTCAGATTTCTCGTCAGCGGTGTTCATGCCTGTTGGATGCACCGCACCAGATGATGCCTGTGCTAGGTATTTCAACAACATCAATTTGGCACGCTTGCCGTTGTCTAGGAAAGTGGTCCTCTTGATGTAGTCCTTCTCACTGCTGTCGGGGTATGGTGTGTCAAACAGACTGTGTGCCTCTTCCAGTTCTTTCTTCCAATAACTGTCAGCAAAGCCTTTTAGAATGTTCAACCATTCCTGTTCTACTCTATTTTTGCTCATTGGTTTTTGGTGTTTCCTCTGCTGGTTTTGGTAGTGATGCTGTTATTTTTTTGAACAGAGCACCCACGGCCTCCATGTCTCCCGCACGGAATAAACCTCTCTGTGATGCGACGTCTATGATGTTGGCTATGATTGCTAGTTCTTGGTCTGTGAATTGTTTCATTTTTGTTTTTTCCTTTTTTTTCTGTTAGTTTAATTTGCACCCCAGCGAACCATGACGAACTCTGGGGTGTTGATATGCCTTGAAGCCTTTATTTGTAAGCCTTAAGTGGAATTATTTATAACGTATGTTGTGTGTGTGGTGTAAAAGGGCCTCTGCCGTGTAAACAAAGGCCCGTATAAGAGCACGTGCTGTGTCAAACAGTACGTATCTGTATTTATTTGATGCCGTTTATGCCATCAAAAAATTTCCTCAAGAACAGTGCTGACGCGGTCCTGGCCTGTTGTCTCACGATCCTGTCAATTCCTTGTGCCAGTCCCTCCTGTGCCTGTCTCTGTCTAATCAGTCTCAAGATGTCCTCGGCCCTCCGTGCTGACTCGTTTTGTTCCTTGCCGTGCAGTTCGTCCAGCAGTTGTCTTAACCTCTTTCCTTCTGGTGTTTTCGGTCTTCCAACTGTTGGTTGCTTTTTCGTTTTCTTGTTTTTTCTTGCGTCTTTCATAGATCTCCTGTTGTTGTTGTGATTCAATTATTGCCCTTACAAACATATTGTTTGCGTGTTTTTTTTGTTCGTTGTCAGTCATCACGTGCCTCCTAACTAAATTTGTGATTACGGTTTGGATGGTTTGGTTTGCCCCTGTATCCACCTCTTTTTTTTTTCATACTGGGATGATTTCTATATTTCAATTGATTATATTCATCTGTATCAATGGGCTTGTCTGACGACACAGGTGCTGTGCGTTTCTTGACCACTGTCTTTGCTAGTCCTCCCCTCCTCCAGTTGATGCCTTTCTTTTTGGATCCCAGTCCTTGGGGTCTTGCCCTAACCTTACCTTTGGTTGGTCTCTTCATCGCTGTGAGACGTGTCATCAGTTGCACGTTCCAGATGTGCCAGCCGTCCTGTGTGTCAATCCTGCACAGGTTCTTGTGATTCTTGGCACGGCTCCAATTACCATGCATGGTCTTGTAAAGGTCCAGGTAGTCTTCCCATGTCAGTGTCCATTCCTGTTGCCAGAAACGTGCTTGGTTCTTTGCTTTCAGGAACCTGTAGTAGTGCTTGTGTACTGCCTTGTCTGGTCCTGTTATCCAGGTGCTGGGTCTAGGTCCTTTCTTGAGCAGGGTTTGATATTTCTTTGGACGCAGTTTTATCCTACGTTTCTGTGCCTTTGATGCCCGTTGTCTACGTGCATCATCCCATCCGGCCTCCAGACCCGACAGGCCTTTGTTCCACGGTGCGTTTGTGTTGGTCATGTTATGCCTTTGGTTGACTTGGTTGGTTTGGTGTTTTTGGTTCAATGAACTTGGACAAATGATCATAAGGACTCTGTGTCTCTTCCTCGGTCATCTTGATCTGTATCTCATCGGCCGTCATCCTGTATTCTGGGTTGTATGTGTTCCACATCTTGGCTATTATGCTACAATATTTGTTGAAGTTTTCAACCATTTTCACAGACACCCTTGCAGGTTGTCCGTTGTAGTCATGGAATCCTAATTGTTGGAATGCCCACAGCATGTCATCTATGCTGGGTTTCCAATCATACTTGCCCTTGGCCCATTTCACAGGTTCCATCATCTCTGATCTGAACTGTTTCCAATCCCTGCTGTCTTGCCAGTTGGCTCCCCTATACACCACCATACCATTCACATTGTGTACGTGCTGTATTAGTTTCCTACGTTCGTCATATGACTGTTCGTAGTATTTGTTGTTGTTGCCTTTGGATAAAATGTCCTTGTATTTCGCTTGAATCATTTTAATGCCTCCTTCGTTTGTTGTTATTTTTTATAATTGTATTTATGTTTGAACCAAAAATCAACCTCTTTTTTTGAGTCTGTCATATATAATAGCAAACAGGCACACATAGGCACACAGCAGACACAGAACAGCGTAGCACTCCGAAGCAAGAACGCGACCGTCAAAGGCACACACATAGGCACAACGGGTATTCACAAACACCACCGCGTGAAGTAAAGAAAGCGATGCTATAGGTTGGTATAACCCTCCCGTGAAACAATGCATCTGGAACGACGACTCATCAAACTCACATGAAGTCAGCCACCTGGAAACAGGTGGACTCTGATCTATCAATCTACATGAAGAGCAAACGAAGTTTGTAACAACGAACGCTAGTGAGTTGTTGGACTGACGCAGTTGGTCCATGCAGAGCCAAATCTGCCACTGTTATTTTGACATCATATAAATATCTACGGAAACACGAAACCGGTTTCATACGTGTTTCCATGATATGCTGGGTACTCCTTTATCTTTAGTGCCAACTTCGAAAACAGGATACCCAGCATCAATGAAAAACTTCCTAGAAAAGATCAAACAGTTCGGACACTTCAAGTGTCAGGAACGACAACAGCCAGTGATCAAGGGTCCTAGGACCTGCGATGGGGAACCACACTTCTGTAGATTCGTGCTGGATGCACGTTACAGGTCCTGCGGGTCAGAAGACATACACTGTCCTGCCGCTAAAAAGTTCTGTAGGTTTGAATTGGGATGGAGGGTGAGTTGTGGTGTGTGTAAGCGTCAGTGGTACACTAGGTCCACATCAACTTCCAACTGATGCCCAGTAGGAAGAACAGTATGGTGTACAGCAACCATTCGTTGCGTCTTATCCTGCTGTCCATGTGTGTGAGGTGATTGCTCATCAGCAGGTTTATCTTCTGCTCCAGTTTGTATAATCTTTCCTTAATGGTCAACTGTCGCACCTGATTACTCTGATTCTATGAATGTTTTGCCTGAAAGTTTTTCAACTTCTTTAATCATTGCTTCCATATTAATTCTAACAGTCTTGCCTGTTTTTGTGTTCTTAGAATAATATTCCCATTCACCCGCTTTGTTGTGTGATGATAATCTAGTTGCTGTGCCAGCCTCATCTCTTACAAACACTTCTGATGACCCTGATTCATCCTTGGCATATATCCAACTGAAGTCTGCACCGTTTGTAGGATCACCTGACTGGTTGTCCAATCTGATTGCACCCATCCTTGATGTTGCCGTAGGCACCTCTGAGTAGAAAGCGTATGAGTTCGTGGCCGCACTGCTTTTGTAATAGAATGCATAGTCATTGGTAATGGTCTCTGTGCCAGAACCGTACTTGTCTGAGTGGTATCTGTAACCCACGGCCTCGGTTATGGTCCCTGCCGCACTTGAATTACTGCCCGTGTCAATCTCATTGTAGGCCAAGTTTGCGTATGCCCTGTTGACAGTTACTGCACCGTTACCACCTGGAGGATACAGATAGTTCCCTATCTGCAGGCCAGTGGCCTGTCCCAATTCGGACGCTGTGTTGCTTGACTGTATGATCGCGGTCTGTGACTGGCCCCCCTGCACACCTGAGAAGATGCTGGTTGGGTTTGATGTACCACCGTTGACGTCTAGTGTGGCACCCATGGTCGCGTTCCTGAATCTGTTGTCTGAATCTGAACTGGACTGCCCTTCGGTCAGTTGGTATGTGGAACCAAGCACGTGACCACGCTGTCGGTCAGCACTGGCCGTCATGTTCTGGTGAGCGACTGTGCCGTAGTCGGTGAAAAATCTGTGTCCGTTGAAGTTTAGAATGTTGCCGAATGATCCGGTCCATGCGGTGTTGAGTGCATCACCCACGTGGACCTGTCCAGTTCCATTGCCATCTAGTTCTAGGTTGTCATTTGATCTGTTTGTTGCTACCTTGTTGTCTGTTATCGAAACTGCCTGTGTCTGTATGTCACCGAACACTGAAAGTGAATTGGTTGCGTCGTAGAATGCGTAGTTGTTGGTGATTGTTCCCGTCTGTGATGAACTTGCCCCGTGGTAGAAACCATACATGTTGGTCACGGTGTCATTGCTACCATCTATGAATGCATAGGATTTGAACGCATAAGCATTGGTCATGGTGAAGTTGCCGGTGTGTGAACCGCTGTAGAGTTCAATTGTTCCTGCGTTGGCTATGGCATTGGTTATGGTGATGTCACCAGCCGCGTAGGTGCCGGAATCGGCATAGGCCGCGGCCCAGTTGCTGGCCCCCGTTATTGCGTTGATGGTGCTGGCCGTGGTGTCGGTGTTGACGATGTTGGTTGCGTAAACTCCGGCCTGTGGACCACGTGTGTCTCCACTTCCTGTGTAACTGAATCCGGCCATGTCCACTGACTCTGCAACATTCATCGCACGCATTCTGAAATTACTGCTTGAACCTGAACCCGTCACTGTGGTGGTCTGTGCTATGCCCACACCATAGGCTCGTGCCGCGCTGTTGGCATTCACGCTCTGGTCAAATCTCAATCCCGCTATCTTGTTTAAATCCGTGTTACCGTAGTAGGTTTGGTATATGGGGTTTGAACCGTAGAAGTCGTCTGAACCCATGCTGATCGCACCCGTGCCGTTGGCACTGACACGTAAATTGTCGTTTGATCTTGATGTGGTGATCTCATTGTCAACTATGCTGATACCATCTGTGCTGACTGTTCCGTTCTGAAGTGTGACACCACCCAGTTTGTTCGTGTATGCGTCATCGTTGATCCACACACCGTAGTTGTTTGTTGCAACGGATCCCGTGTCGATGTAAAGACCATAGTAGTTGGTGGCTTGGGTTGTTCCACCCTCACCTAGGTCAACTGGACCTTTGCCCCAGTAGTTGTAACCGTTTGTGAAAGTTGCTGTCTTGCCCGAAGTTGGTTCACCTTCCAAGGTTGCCCTGTAGTTCTTGGCACTGGTTGCTGTTAAGTTTCCATTGTCTGTGTAAAGTGTTAGGTTTGAGGTTATTGGATTGACCGAACCAATCGTTGCCGCGTTTGAACTGGTTTCATTTCCTACCACGACGTTGTAGTGTTTGGCCCTTAGACCCCTGTTGTCATTGGCACTCGTCTGACTGAATCCTGCCATCTCGAATGCTGTCCTGTTCTCTGCCATGAATTGGAAATTGGTTGAACTAGTGGTCTGTGTGAGTGTTCCTTTTATACCTTCATTGTTGGCTATGATCCTTGTGGCACCATCGTATGAACTGTTGACGTATGCCTTGTTCACACCGTAATCGTATCTTGCGTTTGTTCTTATGTTGTTGAATGGCTCACCCAGTTCAACCTGTCCCGTGCCGTTGGCCTCTATGTGTAGGCTGTCATTGGATCTGTTGCTTGAGATGTGGTTGTCTGTGATCGTGACACCATCCAGTGTTGATGCACCCGTCACTCCCAGTGTTGTTGAAACGGTTGCCGCTCCTGTGACTGCTAGTGTTGAGCCATCGAATGTTAAGTTGGCCTCACCCGCTAGTGCGTTTGATCCTGTCACAGTGGCCACAGTATTGTTTGTGGATCCTGATAGTGATACACCTCCACCCTGTGCATCCACGTATGTTTTAATCGCTTTGGCTGATGCTAAAGTGTCGTCAGA